GTAGGTTCGAAACTCTTCATGGAAGTTGATGAGGTAATGACACATGCTGCAAATTTCTTTGGTGCAAAATATGATCTCAGGTTTGAAACCTTTGAAGGGTTGTGTATTGCACCATTGATCACGGAGACCAAAGGACCTCTAATTGGTGGATTTCACCTTGGAGGTAAAAATGGTCAGACCCGTGGTTGTAGTGGTTTGTTGTTGAAGAGTGAGTTTGACGCAGCTTTTGAGCGTCTGCGTAATCAACCTGGAGTTGTGTTATCTAAAAGTTCAGGAGTAATTCCAAAAGAGCTTTATGATGTGCAATTCTATGAAAATGCAGATGTTCATCCCAAAAGCCCTATCAATTTTCTGCCCGAAGGTACTAATTGTAAGTATTATGGGCAGGTTAAAGGACGGGCGTCTTACTACTCCGATGTGGAGGAGACTGTCATCTCTTCACACGTGGAGGACGTGTGTGGTGTACCCCAGAAATGGGGTGGTCCAAAATTTCGCAAAGGATGGCCTTGGCAGGCATCTTTGCAATCCTCTACAAAGCCATCATGTGGTATTGAAGGGTCCTTGCTTGAGAAAGCTTATAAGGACTATATCAAACCAATTTTAAAGGCATTGGATAATTTGACATCCCTGAGAAATCAGGTTCGGCCTTTGAGCCGAATGGAGACTGTCTGTGGAATCGATGGAGTTCGATTCATAGATAAAATGCCTCCTGGTACGTCAATTGGATATCCTCTTTCTGGGCCAAAGTCCAATTTTATTGAACTTTTGGATCCTAAGGAAAATCCTACACACCAATGTCCTGCTGAACTTGATGAGAGATTTTGGACACACGCAGAAGAAATGGAGAAGCTTTACTTAAAGGGTGAGAGAGCTTATCCAATCTTCAAGGCTTGTTTGAAAGACGAGCCAACTAAATTGACCAAGGACAAGGTCAGGGTATTTCAGGGAGCACCTGTTGCTTTGCAGTTATTAGTACGCAAGTACTTTCTCCCTGTTGCCCGAGCATTGTCCATGATGCCTCTTACATCTGAGTGTGCTGTTGGTGTGAATGCCCAAGGTCCTGAATGGGATCAATTGGCTTAACATATCAAACAGTTCGGAGATGATCGTATTTTAGC